GCGAGATCAATTATGCTTATTTTGCGGAAGACCAATGAGTAGTCATGCATGCCCAATTGTCGATGATATTGTGATTACAATTAATGTTCCGGACGAGGCAGCAAAGAAGAGAATTATGAAAGGGATTAAGTCAGTATGCTCTCATGAATTATACAGGGAAACCCTTAAATCAGATAGCCATCTGTGTTATCGTAAATTGACTAAGGAGCCTTATTATGGATGATCTATTAATAGTTATGGATACTGATAAGATCAAGAAACCTGTCTTAACTGAGATAATGCTTAATATCCGCAATAAGTATGGTGATTACCTTATCGTCAATACTGTTAAACGAATCAACTCTGTATACACCCTGGGCTACAACCGGAGGACTGAAGATGGAACTACCTGATATTGACTTTGATGAAATCCCTCATGGACATTCATTTATACTAATTCACCAGAGAGAATTTGTTCAGATTATGGTGATAAGAGAGGAAGAATATGAGCATATCACTCCATGCTGGCCAGAGTGAAATCTTTGAAGATCTCTTTGTCCATAATACGTGTAGATATGCTGTAGCTTGTTGTAGCCGTGGTTGGGGCAAATCTTTCTTTGCCGCCACAGCTGCTATTACTGCTGTATTTGAGTTAATGGAGTTACGTGAATCAGTTCCACATAAGTTCGTGTATATTGTGGCTCCAACATATGACCAGGTAACGGATATTTATTATCCTATTATTGCTTATGAGTTGGGTGCTGAACAATATGCTCTTGCTTCATCTAGAGATACAGGTCGATTTAAATTCCCTAATAAGGTAGAACTGAGATTGATTTCCTACGAAGCAGTAGAAAGACTACGTGGCAAAGGTGCATATTTCATTGTCTGGGATGAGGTTTCTTCTTGTAAGAAAGGAATTAAGACAGCATCAGCCTGGCAGGGAGTAATTCAACCATGTCTAACTACACGGTGGTCTCCTAAGAGAGCTGAGATGTTTGGAGCTAGGTCTCCTGGAAGGGCTCTAATCATCGGGACTCCTAAAGGGTTAACTACATAGCCCTTATAAAATTCCGTGAATTGCTGGAAACTCCTTACGTTAAAGGACAATCAGCAGCCAAGCTTACCTAGGGATAGGTTTGAAGGTTCAACGATCAAGACATACCTTCTAGAACAGAAGATGAAGTCTGTAGAACTCAAGTGAGTTCGAAGCGCGGAACATTGATTACTACTGTAATCTTTGATGATATGATCTGGCCTATATGGTAACATATAGTAGTACTTTGTCGAGTACACAAGGAGTTGTAAATGAAATTCATTAGAAATACTGAATACATCATTCAAGAAGACGGTACAGTAATAAATTCAAAAACAAGCAGAGTGATGAGTCAATGCTCAAATACGAACGGTTATACCCAAACTACTTTAAGGATAGACAATAAACAAGTTGCTCTTCGTATCCACCGTCTGGTTGCTGAAGCATATCTTGAAAAGCCTTTTAAGGATGCAACAGTCAATCATATAGATGGTGACAAGGGAAATAACCATGTAAGTAACCTAGAGTGGATTTCTCTAAAGGATAATATACTACATGCTTACGGACTAGGTCTAAGCCCGAGGGGGCAAGACCGATCTTACGCAGTATTGACTGATAAGGATGTTGAAGATATAAAGGTCGCATTCACTAAAAACGTATCAAATATAGATCTTGCTAAAAAGTACTCTGTGAACAAAGCCACTATTTCTAAAATAAAGAATGGTCTAACTTGGAAACATATAAGACCAGACCTTACATGGAGCCTAGCACCCGCTAAGAAATTAGAAGCCGTAGATATCCCTTGTATCAGAGAAGCTATCGCAATAGGTATGCCTGACGCTGAAATAGGAAAAATCTATGGTGTTAGCAAATCAACCATTACTCAAATACGGCTGGGTAACAACTGGAAAAATTATTAATAACTCGACAAGTAGCTGATAAAGATTAACGACCTTTATTGAACATAAGCGACAATTTCTTTGCTGAATTACTTAACTATGAAGAGACTAATCCTATATGGAAGTCTTATCACTATGACTATACACAGTCACCCTTTCTTGACCAAACAGAGATAGACTCGTTAAGACATGAGCTTGACCCCTTAGAATTTGCTTCTGAGTACTTAGCTTCTATTGAGGAATCAGGTAATAACGTCTTCTATACATTCGATAGGAAGGTACATGTTGATCCTGATCTTCCTGATATCATAAAGCCTGTATACGAAGATGGTGATTGTGTAGAAGCAGGAGAAGATATCCACATAGCGATAGATTTCAATGTAGGTTTACAATGCTCTTCTGTAGGCGCAATAAGAGGAAATCAGGTACATTGGCTGGACGAATTCAAAGGTCACCCTGATACTGAAACCTTAGCTATTGCTATAAAAGGTAGATATAAAGACCATAAGATCTTTGCATATCCAGATCCATCAGGTAGATCAAGAAAGACCTCAGCTCCAGTAGGTGTCACCGACTTCACGATACTAGAACAAGCAGGTATTATCTGTTTAGCACATAAGAAAGCACCACCAATCATTGACTCTGTAGCTGCTGTTAATAAGAAGCTTAAGACAGCTGCAGGTGATGTTGGCATGTATATACACCCAAGATGTAAAGGCATTATCAAGTCACTAGAGAGAACAAGATGGGTGGATAATAATGCTGATACAGCTACAATTGATAAGACAGAGGGGATAGAGCATTACTCAGATGGTATTAGATACTTTACTGAGTTCAAGTTCCCTGTTCAGAGAAAACATAACCGAGTTGCTAAGGGAGAAAACTTTTAAATGAAAAACATTGCATAATTCAGATGTATCGGGTGCAAGGATAAATGTTAAAGATATTAAAGTGGTAGGAAATGGTGATATGTTTCAACTGCTTTGTAAAGCATCAAGTGAAAACGAAGGTTGGATGAAGAGTACAAAAGCTTATGGGTTTGTGGAGGCTGTATTGTGTAAGTCACTACTCAACAACAAAATCCTGACGTCTCTTACCCTATAGCTGAGGCATTGACCTACGTCCCTGGTGTCCGCGTGGCAGAAGATGTTGACAATGACGGTCGAAAGTTGGTACAAATACGATCAACAGAAAAATAATTATTGGTGAATAAATGGAAGACATGATTGAGAAAGAAATCCAAGATAAGGGTTTAAATGCGCCAAGACTTTGTCCAGCAGATATTGATGCTGTGATAGTAGATGAGACGTTTACTACAATGCCTAGCGGGAAGGCTGTGGTTTGTGAGATAACTCTTAGAAATGGCTTTACTATTCGTGGTGAATCGGCCTGTGTATCTAAGGAAAACTTCAATAAAGATATCGGTATGAAAATCTCTAGAGATAATGCTCGTAATAAGATATGGTTATTGGAAGGTTATCTCTTACAGGAACGATTAAATGGTTAAGAAACTAGGCATGTACAGTATTGGCTATAATAAGGTCAATATTACACTAAGAGATGGAGATGGTGGTGATTTCTGCATACATCCTGAGAAGCTCACTGAGATAACTGTGAGCATTGATTATGTACACTTCCATCATGTGATTGAGGTCTTACTTCATGAAGCCTTAGAGTATATTCTCTTCATGAATAATGCAAGGTTTACTCCTGGGCATAACATGGCAGAAGATACTGGTGCATTTGTGTTTATATTCGATCACCATAAGTTCTCCGAGTGTTGTGCTGCTGCAGCTGAGTTTATTGTACACATTACACCCACGGTAGAGAAGGAGTGGAAGAGATATCATAAAAAGAAGGAGAAGAAGTGAAACAACTATTGTTTTGTTTAGCTCTGATTATGTATGGAACATCTTCGTACGCAGCTACTAAATCTATTGAAGTGCAATTCGAATACCCGAGCCCAGCACAAGCTTTTAACCTTTACATGGATGGTAAGCAAGTCTGTAATACTAACACACCTGAAGTTATGAGCTGTACAGACATCGAGATACCCTATGGTGTGCATCGAGATACCCTATGGTGTGCATCTGTTCACTATGACTGCTGTAGTTGATGGTTTAGAGACTCAGCATAGCCCAGCTTACGTATGGAGCTACGCGCCCGAACCTGGTGATCCTTCAGTATTTATTAATTAGCCGGTAATAGTTGATGGTAAGAACGTGCAGCTAGCACCGGCTAATTAATGACTGTTAGAATCTGGCTGAATCATGAGAAGTATTATGTGGTCGTAGATCGACGTGGAGTTAAACCGATCAGCAGAGGTTTTGATACACGGATAGAAGCTGAAATCGAGATGGAACGGATTGTTAAGCTGACAGGAGCGAGTAAATGTTAAAACGACTATTACCAGTTTTATTTTTATTCTTACTGACATCATGTGCCAATCAAGCACAACAGAGTCAGTATATACATAACACATTACAGAACCGTGACCAGATGATTAAGGAAGCTCATGTTAATGATGGTTTCAAGATGTCATTTGCAATGGTAGAAGTAGCTCCAGGAGTTAGGGCATTGTTACCTCAAGAGATTTCTTACAAGGAACAAGCTAAGTTTGAACAGAATTTACCAACAGCCCCTGAAGAGCACCCAGCTTGGAAGGCCGTTGAGCGTATAGGTGTAGCAGCTATTCA